GTGCGCGAAATGGAGTCGCGCCCGGGCGCCGCCGGCGTCTTCCTGCGCGTCGTCTTCCGCTGCCTGCTGCCCGCTATCGGCTGCCTGCTGCTCTTCCGCTGCCGGCTGCCCGCTGCCCGCCGCCTGCTGCTCGGCGTCCGCGTACTGCATGTTCGAGGGCATCCAGTAGCGCCCGCCCTGGCGGTCATCGCGCGGGCCGCGGCCGAGGATTCTTCGGGCCTCGTCCGGGCTGGTCACGCCGTGCTGGATCTCGATGCCCAGGCCCTCGCGCTTGGTCTTGTAGTCGACCTGGACCAGGGCGTCGCGGTTGAACTCGACGAAGTGTGACTCGCTCTCCTTCTCCTCTTCAGTCAACAGCTTGTCGGTGCATTCTTGCTCGATGTCCACCAGCCACGGGTCCAGGGCCTCGTTCAGGAAGGCCTGTTCTTCCTGTTCCAGCGAGTTGTAGGACGTGCGGGTCGAATCGCCGAGCTTGTGAGGCGGCAGGCAGAGCCAGTTGGCCACGCCCGCCCGCAGCTCGAACTCGCGGGTCTGGAGAAACTGCGCTTCCTCTTGCGGGATCGTCAGTGATTGGAATTTCACCCCTTCCTCGAGGATGGCGATCTTGGCCTTCTGGTCCAGGCCGACCGTCTTCTTCTCCCACGACTTGCGGACCCGGTCGGCCTCCTCCTCGTCCATGTGTCCCGGGTATTGGAGCACGCCGCTCATGCGCGCGCCGTTCTTGAAGAAGACCGAGCCGTACTTCTGCGCGGCCAGGCCCAGGCCAAAGGACTCGCGGGCCAGGGCGATCAGCGAGTAGCCGGTCAAGCCGTCGAACCCGAGGCCCTTGATGTGCAGGACGTCCTCGGGCCGGAGGCGGCGCTCCTCCTGCACGCCGTCGACGACGAACTTGGTCACGTACCACAGCACGCCGTTGTAGCGGACCGGGTACGTGCTGTCGGGATTGAGGATCAGCAGCTCGCGCGGCCGGCCGGCGCCGTCGCGTGTGATGTAGGCGTAGCCGTTTCCTTCGAGCAGGGCGTGGCCCATCAGCGTCTTCCAGAACGTGACGGCCGTCATGTACTGGTTGGGCTTGCGCCGCATAAGCCGGTAGGCGGGATGCTCCTTCGCCTTTTCCCGCTGGTTCTCGTCGCCCCGCATCACGTTCAGCGGGAGCTTCGCCACGCCGCGGGCGATCAGGTTGACGCCCCGGAACACGGGCGCGTAGGAGAGCGCCGCGTTGCGGTCGACGTGGATCCCCGAGCTGGTCTCGGCCGCCAGGCCGAGGATCTCCGCCAGCACGGGGTCGCGCGGGTGCGGACCAACGATCCACTTCGCGCGCTCTTCAGTTGAGCAGAGCCAGTCGAGAATCATGGGTGCCTCATCTCGGATCAGGATTCACTAGGCAGTGGTGGCCGATCAATGGCGCGCCGCTCCGGCTGTTGGACGGACCGGGCTTCAAACCGTGCTTCGACCCACCAACGATCCGGCAGGTGATCATCGGGTGTTGCGGACACTGCGACGCACGTGAAGCCAGTCGGCTTGTCGATGCTTCCCTTGCGGGGAATTCCCGATGCCATCAGTACGTCCAAAGGCCGGTCGTTCCACGTTACAAGCTGGACGCGGTATCGTCTGACCAGGATACCGGGAGAGACGATAGGTTCCTTTCGAGCGTCAATCACAGCAGGCATGACGATCGTTCACCTCTTCTCTTGCTTCTCCGCCGCGGCGCGGCGCGAGGCCGCCAAGGCGATCCACGCGAGCACGCCGCCTACCGCCAGCCACGGCAGCGACGGGTGGACCATTGCCAGCCCCACGGCGATCGCCGCGAGGCCGGCCAGGGCGGTCAAGTCGCGGATCCAGCTCATGGTTCGGTGCCTCCCTGCAACCGAAAGCCCACCGTCTTCAGGGGAGAGTTCTTGGCGGGTTTCACCTCGCACGATTCAAGCCACTCACAGCGTCGGGAACGGCCATCCCACCACGCCACCTGGTAGCTCACGCGCTCGCTGTCGTAGAGGCAGACCGCAACGACTGTCGCCGGAATCGGGCACGTCTCTTTCAGGGGTCCAATCAGGCAAGCCGACCCGGGCGCCAGGGCATTGACTCCCATGTGAAGGGTCGGCAACTGCGGTGTTGTGTCAACGCTGTGCGAGTCGTCCATCTTGTTCCTTTCAGTGAGAGTCTATCCGGAAAGTCTTCTCGGTGTTTTCGCGGTTTTCAAGCGGCGGCCCGATAATGGAAGGCCGGATGGGGCACCGGCGACAGTTTGCGGAGCATCAGGTGGATGTTGCTGATTCGGATCATCGCAGCACTCGATTCCGGGCGTCGTTCGTAGTCCTTGCTGTTGCGACGACAGCGACCGTTCCACGCGTTCGTTCGTTCCACGACCCAGCGTTTTTCCAAAGGGGTGAACCCGCGTGTCCCCTCGGGACGTTGCTTGACCTCGATGTGCCACTGGGGACGATCTTCTTTCAGCCAAGCCTCCAAGGCATGGTTATGATACTTGTTGTCGCCGAAGATGACGCTCAGCCGCGGGAAGTCCTCCGGTGTGATTTGACTCAACAGTCGCGGTGCGGCAACGCCGTCGTCCAGCGCAGCGCCAGTGATCAGCACGGCCACCAGCAGCCCCAGCGTATCGACCAGCAAGTGCCGCTTGCGGCCCTTGATTTTCTTGCCTCCGTCGTAACCGCGCTCCTTGCCGCCTACTTCGGTAGTCTTCACCGATTGGCTGTCGATGCACATCGCACTGGGCGTCGCCTCGCGGCCCTCCTGGACACGGACCCGGCTCCTCAACACATCGACGAGCTTGGCCCAAGTGCCGTCGTCGCGCCACCGGGCAAAATACTCGTACACGGTGCTCTTGGGAAGCAGGTCGTGGGGGAGCATGTCCCATTGGCAACCGGTCCGGTTCAGGTAGAGGATCGTGTTGACGACCTCCCGCATATTCACGGTCCGCGGCCGACCGCCGTGTTTGGCTTCCGGAATCAACGGTTCGATCATCGCCCATTGCGCATCGGTCAGGTCCGTCGGATACGATGTCCGTTCATGCGTTTCCATGTGCAGGCTCCTTCCATCCTGGAAAACAAGGAACCACACATTACGCAATTCTGGCAATCTGGGCCAAGATCACTTTCCGGATAGACTCTCAATCTCGATGACGCGGATGCCCCGGTACCGGTAGACGCTCGGCTTCGGCTTCGGCGCGACCATCGCGCGGCCGGCGGCCATGATGGTGCCGACAATGCCGTCGATCTTCTTGGGGCTGTTCGGGTTCTCCTTGACCGGCCGGATGTTCTGGTTCTCGTCGCTCTTCACGCGCGTGTTGGAGAACATCCAGCTCATCACGCGGTGGCCGCCGTGGTTGAGCTTCCCCTGCTTGGCCAAACGCTCGACCTTCTTCATGGGCTCCGACAGGGTCTTCGCGCCCTGCCGGCACTCGAACATCGTGATGCCGTGCTCGTCTTGGAGCTTCACGGCCGTCTCCGTGGCGTTCCACGGATCGTAGGCACACTCGACCAGCTCGTAGACCTCTGACTGCTCGACGATCGTCTTGACCACGAACCGGTAGTCCAGCACGTTGCCCGGCGTCGGGATGATCAGCCCGGCCCGGGCCCACGTCCGGTACCGGTACTTCCCCTCCGCCTCCAGCGCCGCGATCGTGTCCTCCGGCACGAACAGAAACGGCTTGACGTGGTACCGGTCCTCGATCTCCCCGTTTTCATCCAGCCCTCTCTCCTCTTTCCCCTTCTCCGTTCCCTCAGCTTCCTCCTGTTGGCCGCTGTCATCCGGCCGGCGCCCGACCAGCACGAACGCCGTGAAGTCCGACGTGCTCGACAGGTCGAGCCCGCCGTAGACCGGGCTTCCCGGCGGGATGGCCACCGCGCCGGAGCATGCGTCCCAGGTCTCTTGCTCGAACCACTCGCAGACGGTCCGCGCCGGACGGTTCAGCCGGTACCGGAGGAACTGGGCCCTCAGCCGCGGCTTGCCCTGCGCCTCCTGGCACGAGGCCGTCATTTCCTCCGGGTCGATCACCGTGCCGTAGCCCGGGTTCGCCTTGCGGTGCGTTGCGGGGTCGGTCCAGTCGTCCGACTTGCCGGCCGCGGCGATGTAGGGCAAGCGCCGCGTGTCGATCGCGTCGCCCTTGAGGATGTCCTCGGCCCTCTGCCAGATCTCCACCCACAGCTCGTCCTCGTCGTCTGGGTCCTCGCCCGCCGTGCTGATCACGATCGACACCGGTTGCTCCCGCGCGATGCCGCCGTAATAGAGCGCCGCCCAGAGCCTCTTGAGCGTCGGCGTGTTCCAGACGTGCAGCTCGTCGATCACCAGGCCGTGGATGTTCTTGCCCTCGGCGTTGGCCGACTTGCTCGACAGGGCCTCGAAGAACCCGCCGCCGAAGACGATCCGCTTGGTGGAATCGACGCACTTCATCCGCGCCCGCAGCGCCGGCGAGGCCCGGACGATCGCCGCGGCCTCGTCGTAGATCTTCTTGGACTGCGACCGGTCAACCGCCGCGCCGTAGACCTCGGGCCGGGCCTCGCCGTCGGCACCCAGCAGGTAGACCTCCAGGGCGGCGCACAGGGTGGTCTTCGTGTTCTTCTTGGGCAGGAAGATGTCGGCGAAGCGGAACCGGCGGCGCCCGTCCGGCCGGATCCAGCCAAAGAGTGGCCAGACGATGCACTCGCGCTGGAACTCCAGAAGCTCGAACGCCTGGCCGGCCCAGCGGCCCTGCGTGAAGCGGCAGAACCGGTTGAGAAACTGCTCGACGTAGCGGGCCCGATCGAAGCTGAACCGGCAGCCCTCCAATAGCGCGGCCTCGTCGGAGGCCGTCCGGATGAACCGGTTCCACCCTTCGCGCGCCGCGTCGAGCTTCAGTTGTGCGAGCTTACCCGCCATCGCGGCCCCCCTGGACGAACTCGTCGAAGCCGTCCCCTCCGGCGCCCACCTTCTCGACCCGCGACCGCGACGAGGGGGTCATGCCGAGTTCGGCCGCGTAGCTCCTCACGTCCTTCAGGGCCGCGGTCATCGTGTTCAGGTACGGCGATTGATAGGGGACGCCCTTCGCGGAAATCAGCATGAGCCCGTACTTCTGGATTGTCTGGTCCGCCTCAAGGTAGAGGCTCCAAGCGCGGCAGTACGCCGCCAGCACGGCCCGGTCGACCTGGGTGATGATGCCAGCAGTCTCCAGGAGCTTGACGACCCGTCCCCACTCCTTCTTG